CCAATATACAAAGCTGATATAGTAAAAATGATAAATTCTAAGAACAAAATATTTATAATAAATTAATAAAATGGGATTACCAAGTAAAATAAAAAAAAACTTACCACTAACAGAACCAAAAACTCTTTTACCAAGAAGACGTGAGTTGTTAGAGAAAATCAATAGAGACGGAACTTATCTTCCAAAATCTTTATTGCACGCCGATTTAGACAGAGGTTTTTTAGATTTCGTTAAGGATGAGTTAAAAGTTGTTGTTGAAGGTAAAACAATTCCTACTGTCGATATTATTATTACAACTCAAAATTGGGCTAATTTTACTGAAACTTGGAATTTCCAAAATATAGATAAAAACGCCGAACCCCCGTTTATAACAACAATTAGACAACCCGAAGTTAAATTTGGAACAAACCCTTCGTTATTATACAATATACCAAATAGAAGACAATACTTCTACGCTCAAGTCCCAACGTGGGATGGACAACGAAATGGTATGGATGTTTATACAATACCTCAACCGGTACCAGTTGATATTACTTATTCTGTTAAAATTATTTGTAATAGAATGAGAGAGTTAAATAAACTCAATCAAGTTATCCTTGAAAAATTTGCGTCAAAACAAGCTTATGCTGTTATCAAAGGACACTACATTCCAATTGTTATGGGAACAATTACTGACGAATCAGTTATGGAAGTTGAAAAAAGAAAATACTATATTCAAAGTTATGAATTCACTATGTTAGGGTTCTTAATTGATGAAGACGAATTTGAGGTATCTCCCGCAATAACAAGAGTTTTACAAGTAGTCGAATTTGATAAAACAACAACTAAACGTGGCAAAAGAAAACCTATTGAAGAGGGTACCGGAAGTCAAGCATTATTTATTGTTGGGACCACATCCTTAACTCAATTATTTAATTATATTGTTGATATTAAAATTGGAGGTACTGTAAATATAGATTCATTTGATGTGTATATCAATGATGATTATTATGGTAGTGATTTAGAGTTAATCCAAATAAATTCCGGAGATGTATTAAGAATTGATATTGTTAAAGATGATAACCAATTAGAATCAACAATTCAATTCATAGATAAGATACTTTAATCTTCTCCGTAGATATCCTTTTTGGGTTTACATTTTTCAATAATTAATCTTTCTAAGAATCGGTACATTTTAATACCCCTCTTTTCACAATAGGTTTTAAGAATCTCGTGTGTCTCCACCGATATCTTCAAATTTTTAATCTTTTTGATGTCTTTATCCATAAGTAGAAAAAAGGCAGAAAATAATCTCCCTAAAATATAAATAGTTGCTATGAAGTAAAGTATTTTGGTTTTTTTTTAATATTTATATATAAATAAAATTATAAACAAGACAAACTAATGGCAACAAACAGCAAAGTATTCGTATCTCCTGGGGTATATACTTCCGAAGTTGATTTAAGTTTCGTAGCACAGAGTGTGGGTGTAACCACATTAGGTATCGTTGGTGAGACACTTAAAGGTCCAGCTTTCGAACCTATCTTTATACGAAATTTTGATGAATTCACTAACTTCTTTGGGGGTACAACACCTGAAAAATTTATTAATACACAAATACCGAAGTATGAAGCTTCGTATATCGCAAAATCTTATTTACAACAATCTAATCAGTTGTTTGTTACAAGAATTTTGGGATTGTCAGGATATGACGCGGGACCATCTTGGTCTTTTAGAACAATCGCGAACGTAGATAAATCAACAGTAGGGTTTGAATGTTCAGGATTCACCTATGATATTAATACTTGTTCTAACATATGTACAGGGTATACTATCACACCATTCACATTTGAATTTACAGGTTGTAATAATAATATTGGAACGGTTGAAGTATTTAATGTGCCAACATTAATTTCAAATAAAATTAATGACACTTATGAAACATTCAATGGTAGTACATCAAGAATTTTAGATGATATTCAAGCACAGTTATTTGATATTATTACAACACCTAGTCACTCAGCAACTTCTATAAATTATTATGGAACAATATCGGGGTCCGATTATAACTCATTAAGTGCATATACTTCAGAAAATAATGTTTATGGTATTGATAGTGTTAGTTCAACAAACGCTGATTATACTGACGCAAATAATGACCCTTGGTACTATTCTTTATTTGATAACACTAATGGTTCTTATAGTGGTTTTTCATTCTATAATGTTGTTAGTAATTTAACTGCTACTACGACATCATCAAATTGTGCAACATTCTTTTCATTATCAGTTAGTTCTGCAACGGTTTCAAATACTGTTGGTAGTATAAACTATAATACTAATACAATTAATGTAGTGTTACCTAGTGGGACTACAACATCAGGATTAACAGCATTAACAGTTATGTTTAGTGCTTGTACAACGGGTGTTACAGTTAGTGGTGTAACACAAGAAAGTACCGGAACAACACAAAACTTCTCAGGGGGTTCTTTACCATATGTTTTAACATCTCAAGATGGTTTAAATATACAACCTTGGACAGTTAATGTTACGATATATAATCCTTGTAATCCTCTAACATCAGGTAATACAGGAAATTATAATACTGGAATTATAACTACTTGTTATAGTGGAACTGTAAGTGGTAAAATTTATGTTTACTCAGGAGTTTCATATACTGATTTTGATGATATGGTTATCGCTACCCTTCGTTCGAGAGGTATTGCAACATATGGTACAGGTAGTGATGGACCGGCTTATGAAGTTACAGGTGCGACTGATGTGTCAATTAATTGTACAGCATCTACATATTCTAATATTTCTAAAAATCCATTTGCAACTTTTGGTCTTAATGTTACAGATTATGATGGTAATACATTCTTCTTTGAAACTTCTTTTAGTGAATCTGATTCTAAATATTTACCAAAAGTATTCGGTTCTTCAAACTTCGCTAAACCAAGAACTACAGTTCCTGTTTTCGTAGAAGAAAGATTCCAAACGTTATTAAACTATGGTTATAATAAAGGTTATATTAGAGGTTTAAATTGTAATTTATTAGATTTACCACGAGCTGCGGGGGCAAACCCTTCTTCAATTGCTAACTATTTAGAAAGATACCAAACAGCGGTATCTCCTTGGGTTGTTTCTGAGGTTAGAGGTAATAAGGTATTTGATTTATTTAGATTTGCAACAATATCAGATGGTAATGCTGCAAATACTGAAGTTAAAATTTCAATTGCTAATATGTCTTTTGGTAATTTAACGTTTGATATTTTGGTTAGAGATTTCTACGATACTGATAATAATCCTGTAGTTATTGAGAAATTTACAAATTGTACTATGAATCCTCAAGATAATTCATTTGTGGCTAAAAAAATTGGTACAACTGACGGTGAATATGAATTGAATTCAAAATACATTATGGTGGAAATGAATGAAGATGCACCAATTGATACATTACCTTGTGGATTCAAAGGATTCAAATTTAGACAATATGGTTCATCAAGGTCTCCATTCCCAATCTATAAAACTAAATATGATTATCCTGGTGAAGTAGTATTTGACCCACCATTTGGATTAAGTTCAGGTGGAAATGACGCTACGTTAAGTCCGGGTGATAATGTTCGTAGAACTTACTTGGGTATTTCAACAGGAAATGGAGCAGGATACGATGTTGATTTCTTCCAATATAAAGGTAAACAAAATCCGTTGAGTTTATGTTCAGAAACTGACGCACCGGATTGGTTAACATTAACAAAAGGTTTCCATATGGATAAAAACGCGAGTGGTATTACTATATCAAACGCATTTACTACGAGTGGAACTCCGGCATATTACGTTGGTGATGCAACATTTACAACTGACCCATCAAGTGAAGTAAGTCCTTACTATAGAATTTATTCTCGTAAATTCACTTTATTAGTACAAGGTGGTTTTGACGGTTGGGATATCTACAGAGAAAGTCGTACAAATACTGATAGATTTAAATTAGGTAGACAAGGTTACTTAAATGGGGCTTGTCAAGATTTAAGATATCCAACAGCATCAGGTTATGGAGCTTTTAAACAAATCACTGTAGGAAACAATAGTGTTGATTACGCGAATACTGAT